AATTTTCCCAACCTACAACCGGCCAGCTTACCTCAAGCTGGCCTTGGATTCGATCCTCGCACAGCAGGGTGTCGACCTTGAGTGCCTAGTCTTGGACCATGGTTCCACTTCAGAGACGGCGGCTGTCCTACAGAACTATTCTGATCCACGCCTGAGAACGTGGCGCCGAGAAGTGAACCGAGCTCCTGGAGCCACGTGCCCGTGGCAAGACTTGGCTCTCAATAGCTCTGGTCGATACATCGTGCTATTTTCCGACGATGACATCATGATGCCTGGCAATTTGGCCAAGAAGTCCGAAGTGTTGAACACGCATCCCGAGTGTGGTTTTGCCTTTTCCCGTGTTGAGCTATTCGGCGACGTGAACGGACTGTGTGATTTTGATCTGCCCAAACAAGTTGGCTATTTAGATGCAACCCCATTCGACAATTTGATAATTCGGAATCAAATTTGTATGCCGTCCGTCATGTTCCGTCGCGAATGGATGCCGTTTTTTGGAGTTCCACCACATGGCGCTTTAAATGATTGGGCGCTCTGGCTTGAGATCGCCAGCCGTAGCCGGAGCGCTTTCATTCCCCACCCGCTGATTAAATACCGCATCCATGGTAACTCAGACAGCAAGACGGTAGGTGGATATGACTGCGAGTTCTTCATTCAACAGTTGCGGATCTGGCGTTACTGGTTAAACAAAGGCTATCGACCAACAGCTCAAACCTATGACAGGATGGAACGTGTGCTCAGAGACATCGCTGGACAGCAGATTGCTCTATTGAAGGAAGCTTGGCCACCTTTGGTAAAGCCGATGAATTTGTTGAATTTGTTGAAATGAAAATTTCCTATTGACAATTATACTCGCCGAGTTATCTTTTGAGTCGTGAGGGGGTCTGAAATGAAAAACGAAATACTCAAACTCGATCAAACAGATAATTACAACTATCCAAGGCTTATGCAGCGTAAATGTGAACCTCTGGTAGTTGTGTTATTTTCCTCCTACAATAAAGGAGTTGTTGTTTTCAGTTACGATGAAGGCTTGTGTGTTGGAGAACATCGTGACAATTTCGTTAATAGCTTGTTCGAACCGTTCAATGACAAAATTGTTCTTTCTAATTAGGAGAATCTAAATGCACGAATATAAAGAACTCCCCGGACCCATTGACGGATATAAGATTTTCAACAACGACTTGACTTGTCGAGATAAACAATACGTCTTTGGAGAAATCAACGAATTGAGCAACGATGACCCTCTCGAACCTTGTAAAAACGGTATCCATTTTTGCAAACATCCTTCTGGAGTTTGGGCTTATTACAGTTCAGGGCGTGTATTCAAAATCAGAGCGTATGATGTGTTGGATGCAGCTATCGAGCCAGGTGCAGACCATAAAATGGTGGCCCGGCGAATTGAGTTAGTTGAAGAAATTAAATTTGATGCCAACAGCAACACAGGCCACAGCAACACAGGCCACAGGAACACAGGCGACTGGAACACAGGCTACAGGAACACAGGCCACGGCAACACAGGCTACAGCAACACAGGCCACAGGAACACAGGCGACAGCAACACAGGCGACAGGAACACCGGCCACAGCAACACAGGCCACAGCAACACAGGCTACAGGAACACAGGCCACAGGAACACAGGCGACTGGAACACAGGCGACAGCAACACAGGCGACTGGAACAATACCGATTTCGCCACAGGGTTTTGCAACACTTTTCCTCAAAAAATGATGCTCTTTGATAAGCCTACGAGTCTATCAAGAGAGGCAATTGTCTTGCTTCTTTCAAGGAGTGGGTTCAATTGCGATATGAGTTCGAACGAGCCGTTTGATTATAGCAAATACAATGGTGTGATCCCAAATGCGACCACCAAGAAAGTAAAATCGCTGCATAAAGCCTTTATGGCTGCGAGGACTAAATGAAGACCACAACCCAGTTCATTCTTGTTGCAACAGCTAGCTTGCTCATCGGCTTCTCTGGTGGTGCTTATTGTGTAGTTCGCGGGATCATGGCGCTGCAAGTTGAGCAGATCCATCAGACTGAAGCGGCTGAAACCATCAAATCTGCTGCCGATCCCAACAGCCCGGAATCACTCGCTGCAAAAACTGTCAACGAAGGTCGCGAAGCCACTCCTGAAGAAATTGGCCGGATGCTAGCCAACAGTACCAAATACTCGCTCGACGATCTGGTGAAGATGCGTGAAGCTGCACGGAAGCACAAATAGCTCTGCTTGGTGCATTAAAAAGCCCGCGAAAGTGGGCTTTTATCGTTTACACCTGCTGACGTTTGCTCACTGCCACTGTCAAAACTGTGTTGGCCACTGCTAGATTGCCACCAGATAGGTTGCCGAGGGTCACCGTGACGTTGCCAGTGCTGGCAACAAATCCGGTCGCAAACAGGCCGGCCACCATTTCACCAGCGCCACCGCGTAACGTGACTTCAACTAAATCGTTGAGCACAGCGCCCGGAACACTGACCGTTGTGTTTGCGGACGCCCCATTGTTGACGGTCCCAGGAGCCCAGGATGTCACGCTCCACAGTTTGCCATCGACCGGAATGATCGATCCGTTGAGCTCAATGTCCGTGAGGTTGCAGACAGGGAACTTATTGCCCACAACTGTAATGTTAACAGCCGCATAGGCCGCGTTGCACTGAAATGAGCTTCTGGCCGTTACAGAGACGTTACATTGATTGTTTCCGACGTAACCGTTTTGACATCCAAATCCACCCACAATGTTGTCTAAGCCAATGTGTGGATATGTGCCAGGATATCCAACACTAGAGTCTCGGATGTCGTTATCAGCGATCACAAATGAGTCTTGATTGATCATCGTGATCCCGAACGACCCGGAATTGTAGACCTTGTTACCACGCACGACGTTGCCATACGCGATTGGAGCGACACTCGTGCCATAGTTAGTGGCGTCGAGGGTGATACCCTTAGCTGGACTTTCAAGGACGATATTGTTGAGGCACATGCATCTTGTTGATTTACCTCCGATTGTGATGCCACCACCCGCAAAATTTGCAGCCCTAGAGCACCGGATTACATAATTCTCAGCAATCAAATTGCTGTCGCAAACGTCCTGTGTATTTTGGGAAAAGTGGGTAATCCCCGCTTCATACGTCCCGTATATGAAGTTGTTCGTGACCGAGTTGTATTGAGCGCCAGCAGACAAATAGACTCCGTGACGGCCTCTTAGTTGTGTCGCAGAGTCCCCGATGATGATATTTTGATGAATTAAACAATGGTCGGAGTCGGACACCAATATGGCATAACCACCGTCAGCTGATCCCCACAAACTGTCGATGCGGTTGTGGAAGATCATCGCACCGTGACAGTCGATTGCCAGTTTTATACCATTGTTCCAGCCATGTGATGCGTCTGTCCCCGTGAAATAGCAGTTGTCAATGGTGATGTTTGTCGCTGGCGTAGCAGAGGTGTAGATGGCGAAATACAGCGTTGGATTTGATGTTGTGGCGACGCCCTTAAACCTGATCCCAGAGATCCGCTGACTATCCCCAGCCACCGTTATCTGCTGTATGGCGCTGGATGTAGCAATAATTGTGCCACCTCTATGGCTGAAGATCTTTTGGTTGTCGGCTGCCATGAACAATGCGCCGCATTTGTAGACGCCGTAGCTCAGATCGACATCTCGCCCCGTGTTAAGCAAATGCTGCATTGCCGCAGTGTCATCAGTGCCACCATCCCCCACGCAAAAATCCAGGGCATTGAGCGCGTCAATGTTCTTTTGATGCTGAGTCCTGGCGATTGCCCCAGTAAACGGCTGCAATACGCGCACAAGGGCGTCACCGTTGGCGAGCGTCGAATCGATCAGGGCCGCGTTGCCAACGAGCTGCCATCCATTGAGATTGCTGTTTGGGTCGTTAAGATTACCCGCGCTTGTGCAAAGCACTGTCGTTGCATTGTCAGACAGCTGCAGAGTAGCGCCAATCGGATAACCGCCAATAGCTGCAGCTAACGCGGCATTGTAGCGCCATTGCCCGCCAGCGTTATCCCACAACATCAATGCCGTCAACTGGTTAAGCAACCCATTGATATCCGCTCCACTTGGGGGAACACCACCCAAATCTGGTGAAACCATCGTCTGGATAGGGAAGCCATCCGCAAACGATGCCGAATTACCGCTACCCACCGCGTCCACGGGGACAACATTTAACAAGCCTGCGTTCACCCCATTTCTACCGCGCCACGGCAGTTGAATCAACCGGCTGTCGGGATTAGATAGAGTCACGGTATAACCTCACGGTATTGAATTTGCAGGGGGGTAGTTCCGATACCATCGACAATGTAACTTTTGATACCCATTGGTCTAGGTAACAAATCTGATTGGACTAGAATTGACGCCTGTATCAACGTCAATGGGGTTTCGAACACCAAATAGATGGTCATGTCTAGATTGTCTTGAACATAACATTTTGTAGTGTCACCAAATAGAGCATTCAAGACAAAATTCATGTTTTCAATTGACAAGTTGCTGATGTTGTTATGGGCCTTAACCATCAATAATCTACGATACTCGGTGTCGCCCAACGTGTAAATCGAATATTGTCCGCAACCATCCCAGAATTGGGCCTGCCCCCACGGTTGCCAGCCATTGGCTTCTGAAAACCCAAAGTATTGACTCTTGAGTTGTGGTAACAATAGTTTGCGTGATACCCTGAGTATGCGTCCCCACACATCAAGACCGTAACCCTGGGCAGTCGCGATGTTGAAAACTTTGTTGTAAAAATCAGCTGTCTCAGCATCGCTGTCCAAGGCCGAATTGATCGATCCCAACATTGACAACAATACTGGGGAATTCGAATACTGGGCAATTACTGTCGAGGCGAGATCGATCATATTGCCACTACTGAAATGCTGCCCAGGACAGGAATCTGGTCCAAATTCAGCTCTAGCACATAGTCAGATGGCGAAATGGATAACCCAATTGCAATCGAAGCCACACCCACTGTGGGCAAAGCTGCAGTGACTGCCGGGTAAAATTGACTTGAGTAAATTGTGCCGCCGATCAGGGAATCAATTGCGACGTCAACGAACCCACCATCTTCCCCAGTAAACGCCTTGCGAATCGCCTGTTGAACCAACAACGCCGCATCCCCAGGCGGATTTGAGGCTGCAACTAAACTAACTACAAAATTGATTGACGTTTTAGTTGGTTCGACAAACCCCACGGGGTATGTGGGTTTAGGATCGGGTAACGTCGAATCGGTTGCATAATAGGGACCAGTTGCGACAGCGTATGGCGTCCCGGGCACCTTTTTGGAATAAATTGCTTGAGATATCTGAAATCCCAGCGCTTGATCGATCACCCCGTCAATCACACCCACTGAGATATAGATCGAATTTGCTGGCAGCGAGACACCACGGATTGTGGCCGGTGAGTCGGAGGGGTTCTCGGCTATTGCGCAAGCCAATGACGGGGCGATCGACAGGATTGCAGCTCTCATTGATGCGATCATTCCATCGGATTTAACCGCCAAGAGTGCCTGCCTGCGATATTCGAATGCTTGCTGGGTTTCGACATCAGTCCCAGTGGAGATTAAACTGACGTTCGACACTGATGACAGGCCCGCGACCGATTGGTAGATTGTGATTGGTGCCTCATACGCAAGTGCTCCGGCTGTCTGATTTGTGAATTCCAAATCGACATACCCCGCCGAGGTTATCACTCCACCCACCGTCTGATATTTGTTACCAGCGGCATCCACCAATAGTGCTATACTTGCGGGGATGACCGTGCCCTGCGAGCCATTGCATCGAGCACTGATAGTAGTTGATGTCGCTGGAAATCGCGTTATTGAATACAGTGCACCTATCGCGTCCTGCATGCGACCCTGTGCGTAAATTGGATCGAATTGAGACACCAGTGCCAAAAATTGAGCATAACAATTAGAGATTATAGCAGTTATAGATGTAGCAAGTTGACCTTGTGGGGTGCTTAAATCAGTATTGAGGTTGCCACCAAATGCTGAATTGATATCGGCCAACACGCCTGTCAGAATATCTGCGTCACTGGGGATCGAATAACCTGTTGGCCCGAGGGTCGGGGATGGAACGCTAGTTGGCATACAACCTCATCCCTAGAAAGATACTCCGTTTTCAGCACCCGTGCTATCAATGAACCGGACTTCCCCAGTAACAGTGCGCCCCGAGAAGCCCGAAACAACGGCTTGCGCAGACACAACTGTGGGCACTGTCAATGCCGCTCTCTCCAGGAGTGTCTCGATCAGACGTTTGCTATACGACCGCCCCAACACGTCACCGAACCATGGCACTCCCTGGCTTGTGTTATAGTATAGCTCGCCTGAAAACAGTGAGATGGCGGATGCAACATCCTGAGCAAGTGCTGCCCCGCCAGTTAGGACGGCTATGTTTCTGGACGAGTCCAGAGTTAGATCCCAATTGATGTCAAGTTTTAGTGTGTTCATGCCGTCAACCCGTGTGCTTTCAATACATTGATGATTCCTTGGATCGCCGATTGAGAGTTCGGATCTGGGTTGGGCCCACCGGCAGTAAAACTCACAGCGGATTGCTGCGCACCAACCACCTGTTTGCCGGCAATTTTCAGAGCTGCATCGGTCGCAATCGCAGGAGCGTTGATGGCCATGTCTTCGGGTGCGAAAATCTGAACACCGGCGTCACTGATTTTGATGTATCGTTGTGGCGCTGTGACAGGTAGACATGTGCCCACATAGAGTGCGTCGGACGGCGAGAATTTGCGCTCTGATGGCGCTGTGGCTGGTCCAATTTGGCCCATAACACTTGAAACATCTGAGTCAGCAAACACACAAAAACCAACATCACCAACGGCGGGGTCACAAATCACGACATTCGGACCGCCAGAGAGTCGTAAATAAGGCACGTCATAAATCGGCACATTCTCGATAATCGCTCCATCACTGCCCACAGAATTGACCAGGGGTAGGACATCCAAAAAGCCCGTGCCGTCACCGTTAGGCGTGACGCCCACAACTTTGACTAAAGTTGCTGTTCGCATCTTGTTGAGGTGTTGTTTGACAACAAACGACAGCTGGTTAAATCCAGTGTTCTCGGTTGAAACTTTGCGCTTGGAATAAACCGCGTCGCTCATGAGCCGATCCAAGTGGCGCGAACATCTGAAAACCATTTGCCATTGGGATTTTCTGACTCCAACTGATGGTCTAGACCATGGATGCGCCACGTCCCGCATGCGACTTTAACCGCTGATTTGACTGACACGGCGCCCCCTAGTCTCAAAGCTGGGTTATAGAGACATGAGAATCTCAACCCTTCCTTATCAAACACAGGATACTCCCTCAATCCACTGTCTGGGGAAATCAGAGGCACATACCCGGAACGGACCCCGTGTCGAGGTGCCGCGAACATAACTCCGTCATCTGCGCCAAACTCCAAATCGCAGCTGTCTGCTACCTCAGACGCCTGCGCCCACGCACTACCCTCCAGAATGGGGCTGTTGAGTGTGGCATCCACTCCGCCATCCTCGTAACTATAACCCATCTCGCCGGCAAGGGTTTTCAGAATAGTGCTGACCTGCGTCACACCTTTAAAAGACTTTGGTTTGCTGGGTGCAATAGATGGGTAATAACCCTCCATCGCTGTGACCTCAAACGCCAGGTTGGGTGGGGACTGATAGGCAGCGAATGCCGAAACAATGTTGCCCGAGAAAACCACAGCCATGCCATCACTGTCTCCGGCCAGCACTTGCACTATCGACTTGTGCACTACTAGCGCGTTCTTGTCTTTGGATGGCATGGTGGTGAGCTTGTTCATGTCTGCGTCCGATAGGCCGTATACCTTGAGCTTGCATTCATTTTTGCTTGGATGCCCGCCCTTTTTAACATGGCACTCGACACGCAAACCCTGCAACTGGATCGTATTGTTCGATCCATCAAATGTGCCGCTTGCCAACGAAATGTTGACTTGTATACGCTTTTTGGTGAACGAACCGGCCATCAGGCACCTATGTCAAACGAGTCTTTCTGATAGATAGATAGCGTGCAGTTTTGTCCATTGAGGTCGATGTCAAACTGTTGCGATGGGATAGCCTTGAGTGGAATCGTCTCCCAATTTTCAGCATCCGGAGTAAACAATAGTTCGAACCGCCCATCATCCCCGAATCCTGTGTAATCTGGATCTGTCATCCCATATGTGCAATTGAATATCAGTAGGCCGCGAAAAGGTAGATACGGCTGACTACCAATCAACACGTTGGTTAAACATGGCACCCCCACCCATGTGGGAACACCGTTAATAGCCAAATCACAATATATCATCAATCACCATAAACGAGCCGATGAGCGGCTGCGTCAGCATTTTTAAGAGTCCCCTTGAGTAATTCAGTCTTCCTAGGGTTACTTGTTTGCTTCTTGCCCTCAGTCTCTTTAGACTTTGCGGTTGCTTTTTTAGGAGCCGGGATCTTGACATTTGTGAACGTTGGGTTAACTTCTCGAACCTCCAGGAAGCTCGCATCAATTGATAGAAGCTCAAGACCTTTTGTTGAAGTTTGCGAGTAGTTGAAGTTTTCCAACGTCATGTTCGCGTATATGTTTAATGGCGTAACGATATTATACAAGTTCGGTGAAACGGTCTCTTGCTTGAGCTTTGCGATCAGTGGGGATACTTTTGCTGCACCGCTGGCCAGAAGTTTGAGTTTGACTGAGTCGGGTTCCTGGACTTTGTTGTAGGTAGCAAATGTCCCTTTCTCGACAGGGAAATTTGACACCTTGGTCTTCACAGCATACTTGACTTCCGAGATTGAGTCCGCATTGAAGACTAGATTCCCATTTAGATCATAAATACCCCATTCTAAACTTTGCATTAATTGAACCCCCCGGCTATCTGGAACGTTCCCCAGGACAGATCTTTGGCTAGATCGGGCGCATTTGTGGCTTGAGTTTGAATTGTGACGGGTCCGTTGATCGTTGTTGTGGCGGTTTTACTGTTATCTACACTAGTTGGCCCACCCTCGTTTGAAGCGCCTTTCATGAGTGATCTGGTCGCGCCAATCGTACCCATTACTGGACCAGTGACAGGGTTGAAGCGGAGTAGTGGATTACGAAGTAGGTTTCCGAAGACATCGCCCAAGCCTTTCGTCAAATTTTCTTTCATCATGCCTGGAATTTTCTTGATGATTTTTTCAATTGTGTAGTATAGGACCCAAAAACGGTATTCCATCCAGCCGACAGCTATATCAAGCAGGTCCACCACATGTTCCCACAAATTGCCGAGCGCTTTTAGGATTTTATCGTCGTCACCTGTGACGACGCCAACAATGAAATCCCACACGTCCTTGAAGATGGCGCCTACATCCTCAACCATACCCATCAACTGAGTGAAGCCTTGCTGCAAGTAGGCAAAAAGTGGGCTAAACGCGGACTCTCCGCCTTCTCGCCATTCTCGGAATTTTACAATTAGATATGTGAGTATTGTCACTATTGCAGCTATTGCTAGATAGTATGGGATCAGCGGAGCCTGAGCAATCAACCAACCCGAAGCCATTTTGATTCCGGTGGCGAGTGTAGCTCGACCTAGCCACAGGGTGACAGCTCCGATTGCGAGTATGCCCGCTTCGATTGTTTTTCGGTTGTCCTTTAAAAATTTAGCGCCTTTTTCAACTAGCTTTGTGAGCAACTCCAAAGCTGGCATCAAATCAGCAACTACATGCTTCTTGATGTTGCTAAACGATTTGCTTATCGCAATCTGAGACTCGTGGTAGCGATGCATTGCCTCGATGTCTTCTTCATTCAAGGCGTTCTTTTTTGCACTCGATAGCGCCTTCTGTAGCTCGTCACCCCCTTGCACCATAGCCCTGATCAACCCAGGGTCGTCAATGCCAAGCAGGGACGTCATTTTGCGAGCTTTGTAAAACTCCATGCCCTTCAGTTTATCCGAAATTATCTCTAAGACCTGCCCAGTTTCCTTGCCTTTGACCTGAATCTCACTAATCCCGATTTGAGCCAAAGCCATCGTCACCCTTTTAGCGCCGTGCAGCTTGGTGCCAAGCATCGACATCCGCATTCCCAGATGCTCAATAGAGCTGGCAACGCCTTCTGCGGATCCTCCAAATTTAGCGACGACGCTTTGCCATGCTTGAACTTCTTCAACTCCGATGTGGGCTTCTTTGGATAGACGAGAAACAACCACAGCCGCTTCCGTGGTCTTCTCGATGAACCCGACAAATTTGCCCACAGCTAGGCCAAGGCCGGCGAGTCCGACCAATTCCATTAGGACTTTTTTGGACTCGCTGAAAACTTCTTTGACTTTATTACCTTGCTCGGCAAATTCAGCGGTGACGTGTTTGATTTGCCCTTGAAGTTTGCGTTCTTCTTCAGTGACTTTGCTAATTTCGGATTGCAATTTATGGTATGATGTGGCCGCCTCTGGGACACCGTTTTTTACGTCAGCCGCTGTAGCCATTGACTGAGCTTTCAATGAGCTCAGATGCTTTCCCACTTCGTCAACTTTGACCCGCAGCTCGTCAAGCGAGTGCTTGGACTCTTCCTTGCCCCTAGATAACCCAGAGGCGTCGAGTCCAAGTGTCACTAGCAAGCTATCGATAACGGTTGCCATCAGTAATCTTCCTTTGGTGCCGACACTCGCTCATTGTGGGCATCGATCAATAGAATCTCAAGCAGATCATACGCGTCTTCTAGACTATAGGTTGTCTGCAACTCATTCAGTGTCGCGGCCTTATGGCTCACCAGGACACCTATGAGGCGGGAAACATTTTTGTAATCGGCGAGGTCTGCATTGGAATCTCCGAAACCGGAGCCGATTCCGAGCGGCTCTCGGTCAGCGAAAAACCCAAATGCAATTCCAAGAGCTCTTTACGCAGAAACAGCCGCGTTGACACCTCTTCAATGTCATCCTCAATTAACTCGCGAGTGGCGAGAGGCATCTTGATTTTGACGCATTTGAACATCTCATCGAGAAGAGGCTCTGCCAATTCCCATTGAATTCCACCCAGAGCTTGGAGGCCAGCCGTTGCAATTCCAGCCATGCCAGCGTTGGCAGCTTCGTCGGGGATCTCAATGCCCGATTTAGCCAGGGCGAGAAACGCCCTGGCCGCCCACTTCTCGGCTTGCGACGCGGCCATCTCCGTGAGAAGGTAAGTTTTTCCCTGATCCCGGTTTGAGGCTTCGATCGTGACAAGTTTAGTTTTTCTCACCGTTGCTCCTTATTAAGCGGCATTCTGCGACTTAACAACGCTCTCCCACGTAATCTCGTATTGCTGTGGCTGCAACACCTTCTTCGCGTCGGGCATATCACGATAGCTAGTGAGGGCGCCATTTTTGAGGCTGTATTCCGTGCCATTCGACAGCATCACGATGAAGCCCTGGCAGGGGATAGCCGCCAGCGTAAGATCCATGGCAGCCGCCCAGTCGTCGAAAACCTGCTGGCTTGCGCTGTCAGCGGCCACCTTGATCTTCATCTTGCGCGGGTGTCGCACGTAGCCTTGACTCAGCTTTCCGTCAATGCCGAATTGAGTTTCGACTTTTGCGATTGCATCGAGATCGAACATTTCATCGGTTGCGTAACCCTGGATCACCTGTGGCACATCGTAAAGCCCAGGGATTGTGAGTGTGAATACGGCGTCTGTCGAGGTAATTGAACGAGCCATTTAACTCTCCTTACTGAATCGAAATTGAAGCAAGCGTGAGTTTCTGGACAGAGCCGCCGTCGGCATACCACAGTGTGCACACTGGTGAACCACGCAGCGCACGAACTGCTACACCAGGATCGAGGATCTGCAAGTAATAGCCCTTACGTTGGACTTGGCTGTCAATAGGCAGGCCGGCCATTGCATTAATCTCTGCCTTCTGGGCATTGCTCAATATCACACCAGGCACGATCACCCCAGCGTTAAGTGCTGCGTCAATGGAGTCCTGGCAGGCCGCCTTGATGAGCGAATATCCATAGTTAGTATATGGGACAGCATTCATCTGGACAAACAAGCTCGCGATTGCCAACTCAAGCGACCTATTAAGCCAGGCCGCCCCGGCGTAGCTATCGATCCACTTGGAATCTCCGGAGATCTGTCCGTTATAAAAAATGTTGAACGGAGTGGCGGCAGTGGCATACGCGCCGTAGTAGTTGTAACCGTTTGCCAGCAGATTTGCGGCAGAGGTTGCATCACTGACGCTGGCGGCTAAACTACTGGCTGATTTAAACGCCAGTGTGATACGGCCATTTTTACGAGCGTAGTCGGTAGCGGCAATCGATCCGGCAACAAACGCAGCCTCCAGCATGTTGCGCACAAGCGCCACGCCGCTGATGGTATTCGTCACCAGGTATTTCCCAAGGCCAGCAAAGGTGCCAGGATTCTGCGCAGCAGTTGCATCCGCATCAGCACAGATAAAGGCGAACTTACCATCGCATGTTCCGAACCAATCCGACAGATCTTCCATCTCCTGGCTAGTAGCCACAAATGCTGTCAGCACGCTGAAAAAATCAGTGGTCAACGCTGTCACCGCATCCATGGCGCCAGCAACTGTGACCGGTCGAAAGAACAACAGCTTCTTGGGTTTCTGTGTAGCAGTGTCGAATGCGGCAAAATATTGATCGGCGATCTTTGCCTCGTCAGATCCTGCTGTGAAAATGACAGCAACCGATGCGGCGTCATAGAAAACACTCGGAGCCCCGCCGGATGTCAGAACGACGTTTTTAGTCAGCACCAGGGCGTCCATAGCAGCTGGATTCCCACCTGCTGACAGGACGCTTGGCTCAACGTTGATGATTGTATTGATAGGGATTGTGCTCATTGAGACCCTTTCACAGTTTGTCAGCGTCTACCAGATCGATGTGCGCCGTATCCATAAACTCGGCAACCGTTTCCACCACAGCAGTATACTGCAAGTGTAGCCGCACTGTCCATCTTTGCTCGTATTGCTCCTCGCCGTTGACGACCGGTGCATAGATTGCGTCTTCTTCCCACAGGGGGTAAACAGCATACTCGTCCAGGAAGGCTGCCGCCTCTGATGATCTGAATACCCCTGCGATAGTTTGCGCGTAATCGCCAGCGTCGTCTCCGTAGAAATCCAGCTGGATCAAGCATTCTACCGAACGCTCGAACCGTTCTATGGCTAGCTCGGCACGCATTACCTCGGTAGTAATCACCCCGCAGTTTTTGCTCAGCACCCAGTGATTCACGTCAACTCCGGCGGCGCTGATCAACACCCCTGTGGGCACGCCCACTCCAAAGACCGTTTGCCCTTCCACAATCGTTCCAGAAACCGATGACGTTGTGAGCAATGTTCCGGAAATTGAGCCCTGGAAACTTGCGCGGGTGTCCGTGTAATCTTCAATGGTTGTATTTAATCGATTCTCTTTGACACGACGCATCAGGATAAACGGTCCAACCGGCTCAGCGACACGGTTGATATCACCCTGGATCACTGGTGTCGACACATCTAACTCAAGAGTGTCTTCAAGCCATGCCTTTATGGCCACGAAGACTTGACGATCACCAGCTGATACTTTAGCCATCAGCTCACCTGCCGTTGCAGGGCAACTGCTGTCCAATCCGGCCAAGCTTCCAACACTCTAACCACTAACCACTTGGTCCCATCAGCCAGGGTTAAGAGGTCACCACCTCGCCCTTCCATGCGCACCAATCCGCTTATCTCTCCGCAGAGATAAGCTTTTTTAAGAATTCCGCTGATGTTCAACTGCTCCAAATGCTGGATCTCTTTGCTGCTCAAAGGTTGGACTTGAGCCTCGCCATGGTAAACCGCATACTTCGGGATTTGCACGCCAGCTTCGTCAATTGAGTAGCCAACCGAACGTTGCAAAGTGCAACATATCCGGGGGTTGACGGCTGAGATTGCGTTTGCTACGATTGCGTGCAGGTCCATTAATCGATCCTGAAATCTATGGAATTGATCATGTTGTGAGAGTCAATCAATGGCGCCGAGAATCCCTTCCGATCTTTAGTCTCTTGTTTGATATCTGGGTTTGTGAATTCAAGTATTTCTTGTTGTAATTGTTCTTTGATCTTCAACCCAACCATCTGTAGAGCTGCATCTGAATGGTAGTTTTGTGCCTTTAGCGCAGCTGCAATTAACTTGCTCCAGGTTGGCGATCGTCTGTCGATCATATTCCGGAAGAAGGGTCGTGGAGGCATGTGCTTTGTGCCATACTCTAGATTGTATGCCACTTCTGGAGCAGGTTGCTGGTTGCCAATGGAAGCCTCGCCCTTGGCTGTAACCTTTTTACCCTTTCGGCGAGGCCTAGGACCTGGCCAACCGGCTTTAGAGCCCTCAAGAAAGCCGACGTGCACCTGCGTTGCACCGCCGAGCTTATCGATCAGGTCGCTTAGATGACGTTCTAAACCATCGCCTCCACCAAAACTCGCAATATCCATCACGCCCTCGGTACGAAAACAACGGGCTGAGACGGGGGAGGCACATAGAGTGCGGATCGATAAGGCAAAGACGCTTGCCAAAAGGCCGCGCCATATTTAGTCTGGCAAAACCACTGCTGATTACGGCTCAGAGACCCATAGTCGACAGTTGCGGAGACCGAACCTTCTTTGACGTTGGATAGTTTACCCACAAGGGAGCTAGGGGCCTGGCCGTTCACGCCGAAGTTGATAGCCAACAAATGTGCGGTCATCATGTTGAGCAGCGTCAAGCGCACGTTAACATCAGCAATGACTGAGTTGTCAGTGTTGTTGCAATAGAGTGTAGACTCAGAGAAAATGGCCGTCACTATGTCGTCACCCAACGTGGCAAATTCGGGATAACGAGCCCGAAACAACGTGAGGTTGAACACAGCAACAGCCATTTACAACTCCTAATTAACGACTAACTTCCTGCAATCCATCCACTCTGGGTTGGTAGCCTTCAAATCCGGTTTTGAGACGCTCGGTCTCTTTGGCCTTCGAAGTGGCATCTGTTTTGCTATTGCTAGCATAAATTGCGCCGGATTTGAGTGGACGGAAATCGGTCCCAACCTGAGCAACCCATGCCTCCCAAAAAACCCTGTCAACAAGGCTGATCGAGTCGGCATACAAAAATTCCCGAGAATCGGCATTTTTTGCATTGGGTTGTTTGGGAATAGCAGAACCGCGAAGGCACACGCGCTTGTCCCCTACTTGGAGGATCAGGCCGTTGGGCAATTTGCACCCGACGATGACGGTTTCGTTAGCCATTTAACTTAGACCCCAATCATGCTGGCGATCGCACCAGGCTGTTTGATGACGGCACCCCAGGTTCCGGCGGACTTCTTCTGTTCGGTGTAGGAGCTCATCCTGACAATTGCGTGGGCCCGCATCTTTTCAGTAAACGCGCAGAAACCAGTCTGCTGGCCCATCACGTTTTTGGCAATCAACTGCACGAGCTCACCAGCGGCGAGGCTGTATTCAGCTGCAGTCTTGACTTCCATGTTGGGGAACAGATCCTTCAGGTAGGCCTTGACAGAGCTAGTGCCGTAAACATTCTGCATGGGCACGCTGAGATAGGGTAGGATCTTGGGAGACAGTGCCAGCACCATCTCAGCATCCGGCTCGATCATGTCGGGCATCTGGATCTGCAGCTGCTGATACAGCCGATTGATATCGGCCACAATCTCAACGCCGGTTGCGCCGGACCAAGCCTTGGTAGGTGCCAAACTGGGGCTGAGGCTGGGATCATTAAGCAGGCCGTAGTTTTCCAGACCATCCACGCCAAAGAAATAGCTCTTGTTCAAGGCCTTGGCGAACAGGTGAGCACAGGCAATGTTCTTTTCAGCAGCCAGGTCGATCTTGCCTTTGCCGGCATTCTCCAATTCGAGATCACCCCATCGAGTCTGGGCTTCAAAATGATAGCTCTGCCTGGACACCCAATTGATATTGGCATTAGCCATACCATTAGTGCTGAAATCGCCGTAACTGGAAACCTCACCGACACTCTCAACCACGGGGAACAGATCAACCTTAGTCGTCCAATCGCCCTTCTTGGCTTCACCCAGAATCTCGGCAGCCTTGGGGGGAGTGGTGAGAATCCGAGTCACCTCGGGATCAATCATTGTCACTAGAAACGCGGGAATACCCTGGTTCATCTGGGTGACAAGGGGAGACTGGAGCGCATTTGTGGGAGCGCCGTCCATGCCAAACCGGGGCAGGTAGTCCGTTGCACCGGGAAAAACAATCCCGTAGTGCTCTGCGAGCAGCGGGATATGGGGGTTAATCTTTGCCATGTTTCAAGCTCCTTTAGTTTTTCACACCAATTTTGATGACATCACCCACATTGCCGGCAGACTTGATCACAAACGGAGTTTCAACCCAGCTGCTGAACTTGATCGACGCGCCGGAGATAGTATCGCTCGCATTGGCGCTCAGCGTGATCACGCTGCCATTGCCTCCGCCGCCACTCACAATGCCGGCAATGTAAGTGCCCGCGGGAACATTCGTGCCAGACACCAACATGCCAGCTACAACGGAGGAACCGGCGGTCAAGGTGGTAACGGTCATCGTGGGGCTAGCACTGGAGCAAGAGCACGTGGCCACCGCACCACCAACCGCCGCGGGAACAGCACAAGCAATCGCGACAGCGGTTCCAGCAACCTGAGCAGCGCGACTGAGGTTATAAGTTCCGGTGGACCCAGATCCATTACCGAGACTCTCGATAAATGTCCCAGGCGCGATGCCGGCACCACTGACCAGCTGACCAACAGCCAGCACGCCGCTAGTCACAGCCGTGACGTTCATGCTATAAGAACCAGCCACCAAAGTGGCCGCAGCAATAACTGCGGAACCGAAAGAGGTTGTCGGGAAAGCTCCGGAAGCTGCAGCGAGCACGTCGCCAGTGAAGAGATTGGCGAAGGCTTTCTGACCAATCGCCGCTTCACCAAAGCTCTGTGCCCAGAAATCGCCACGATCGAACAGCGTCACGGGGATACCGCTAGGCACCACCATGGAATCTGAACCGAGGAAATCGGTGATCAAGGCCTGCATGTCGGCGCCAACGAAACCGTCAGGTACCACGCCGCCTTCGCCAAAACTGTTAGCAACACCCGGGCCACCGGCAATCGCATATGTAATCCATGCGAATTTACCAACTACGCAGCCAAGGAAACCTGCCACCAGACCACCGGGCCCGGCAACAATCGCACTGAAGGGGTTTGTGCTGGCAAACTGCCCCGGCACGCCAGGTGCCAGGTAAATATTTGCCTGTTTCTGGAAACCTGCCATGTCTTTATCTCCTTAAAGTTTGGAAGGAATGTGCTTGTAACGGGCAGCAAAGGAGTCCACGCTCGCAGCGTCTGCTGTGATTTGACCAGGGGCACTGGCTTTCTGCGTTTCGATGAGCTTGACCATGGCGCGGAACGCGCTAGGATCAACGCCGGTCACATCCACGCCAGCTGCATCAAGTGCGAGTTTGTAAATGGAGGCGGCGGAGTCCATGGCAAGTGCGTCGATTTTGCCCACAAGGGGGGCAACTTCTTCAGCAGCCTTGAAAAGTGCAGCGATTTCAGACTTGCTGGCCTGGATGGCGGCATCCATTGCCTGCTTGTTATCGAGGGGTTCGGGCATTGCTTTCTTCTCCTTTTTTGAGAGTTCGTCTTCGTCCATAGCGGAACTTTCGGAACTATCGATGTCTTCATCTTTAGCTTTGTCCATCGCCTTGTCGGCTTTAGCTGGAACCAATTTCATTAGCTCGGCAATCTTTTCCTTGGGAACCTCCAGATCCATCAAGGCCTTTTCCAGAGGCCCACAATCGTAAGCGTCCATGTCCTCTTCTTCGAGTTCTTCGCCTTCTTCGCCTTCCTCTTCGAGTTCCTCAAGGAGCTCTTCGAGATCGTCGAGTTTGGAGTCTTTGGCGAGACGGGGAGTAAAGACAGACTTGATTGTTGAAGCTAAAACGTCTCGTAGGCCGTGGTAATTTTCACTGGTGACACCTTCGATCAGGGTCGCCATCTCCCCCGATTCGAGCGCGGAGTCGGCTGCTAGCTTGCCGCCAAGATATCCCAGCAATCCGCTTTTCAGCGCGATCTGCTGGACGTTTAGTTTTTTCATGCAATCCTCCACACGTAAATTTACGATGTACCCAATCAAGACGCTACTTTTCAAGGGCAGTTATAACACTGTGGGCATAAGCTATTCGGCATATTCGCCAATCTTGAATCTCTTCTTCGCCGATTCAATTCGTTTAGTGATCGCCACTTGGTCAGCTTTGGAATACATAGCTTTGTTCTTCGGCATGCCCCAATAGCTAGAAGCCGCCCGAACATGCGCTTCTGTGTCAAGTGGGTATTTCTTATTCTTTGGATCGGCAAATTCGACATTGCCGTATTTCTCCTTGCCTGCTTCTGGATTCACCTCCTCTCTTTTGGCGATGTCAGCCGCACCTTTCCCGCCTCGTTTGACGAGCTCAATTTCGTTGTGCTCCCAATTGTATTTGCCACTCATAACTTCTCCACTTTGATGACGGTCACTGGATCGTTCAATTTCGTTCTTTGCTTTTCCACACCAGTAATCCTGAATGACGAGTCTCTAGGAAGTAACACTTCTCTTTCCCCAGGGTCGCTGGGCTTAGCCCCTGGCCGCTCATAGTCATATCCTTTCGATCCCTTGGGTATTGAGATCTCTATGATATACTTTGTCGAAAACCCCTCAGCTACCTCGCGGCTCTTGCTCGTTGACACGTAACCTTTATCGCCGAAAACATCACCGATTCTGGGTCCGTCTTGTCCAAACGTCGTTTCAACCACACGTTCCGGAATCCCACGATATGTCGTCATAGCCTCAGGCAAAGATGTCCTGTTCAACACACTGTCCATTTTTTTGACCAATGGGTCCGATGTGCGGTCGTTGCGCAACTCGTGATTAATTCGAATGCTCTTGACCCCACTATATGGATGCATGTCTTTGTGGTCAGTGACACGTAACACATTGCTTCCGCTAGCAGCATGGGCGTCTCTCATCCTAGCGACAGCCGCTTTGTTACCAATGGAGACAGAGCTGACATCTGCGCCCGATCCGCCCTCTCCGCCAGTAAATCGTCCGCGCTCATCGTGATAGGGGTTGTAATCCAACGCAATTTTCAACGCCTTATAGATTTTGAGCTTAGCTCCAATGAGCGCCGCATCTTCCACTAGCACGTCATGCCCAGCGCGGCCTTCCTGGACGAGGGCGACATGGTTCCCGATAATGTTGCGCATTCGTCCATCATATGACCTACCCTCAAACTCCCCAGGCGTCGGATCATAATCATACCTGTAGGCGCAAGATAGTTCACGTTGGTAATCGTTGATCACACCATCTATGGCGCTCGCCGTATAAATTGCCAAGCTGTTTTTCAGATACGGTGCGTCAAACACAGCCTCCGAGCCAGTGCTACCCACGATGTGACGCTGCACGTCAGGGTTCTCAAGGTCAAATGCTGAAATCCCAATGTGCTTGTTCAAAAGAGGGAGGTTATTAAACGTTGTAGCTGCTTTTTCCAACTCGTCGGCAGGACGAAGCACTTGATAAACTTTATCAGGATCAAGTCCGAAACTCTCGTAATTCGGGATCTCTCGCCCATAATAAGGATTGACTGTTGCTTTTGAGATATTGCTGATAGCGACGTGCAGGAACCCCTGCGCGTCCACAGTTCTAGCACTGTCCTGCGCCAAGGAGTCGAGATAACGACCGAGTTGATTGACCATCTCACTCACTCCTCATCATCGTAACCAGGTATTATTGACCTACTCAAACAACCACAGTTGATTGCTTCACCAGGCAGGACTGGACCAAAACCATCATCAAAATCCACACCTTCTTCGACGTCGTAAACCTCGCCGTTGAACTCAGCGTGTGACTCACGAGGATTCAAACTGGCCGCCGTGTGTATCCAAACAGCCTGCGTGATGCCAAGGTCCCGTTGCCTAGTTTGGTTGATCTGAGCCGTGATTTTGTTGTTTTGGTCAGTTGCGATGGTCCTAGCTCGGCGAGCCGTTATGTCGAATCGCTCACGTAGATCTCGCGCAAGGGCTTCAGTATCGCGTCCTTTTTCGACAGCCTCTCGCACGCGAGATCGAACTGAATCGAGGTATTCTGTGGGGACGCTCGTGATCAAATCAACGTTGTCTCGGACACCGCGATCGATTGTTTCTTGCAATCTATCTGTGATTTGGAATTTGATTGCATTTAGTTTCGGCAAAGCATCCATACCCAATGCAGAAATTTCCTTTTTCGGGATTGGCCTGGAGGGGATCTTTGCAGATTTGAGCTCGGCATTAAACGCTTGGTCGTAGTGGCGCAGTGAGCGAACAACGAGACCTCTCGCGAGCGCATCCGCTTTGGCATTGAAGAATTTGCCCCACGTTTTGTTCAGCCCATTGATCAAATGATCCAGTTTTGATTTGGACGGGTTCTTGCTGTATTCCGCCAGGATAGCCTGTTCAACATCCTTCCGCATTTCAACAATTAGCTTCTTTAAATAACTATCATACCAGGAGCTAACAGCAGCGCTTGGCCGGATTGAGCCAAGCGTCACCCTCCCTTGTGGGGATCTGAGTTTCATTCAATCCCCTCGGATGTGACTAGATTGTTCCAACCTGAATCAGGGTCATTTGCCAGCCGATGCCGAACCTCTTCAGGGCTCACCGCGCCGAGCTGCACATGCAATTGATCGCTCTCGGCATTGGACTTACGTATAAGGCTCAGCTCCTTTTCGGTCATCGCATACAGCGAAACGAAATCAAACACGACATCGTCGTCAATCTCTCCAAACTCAGAAAGTTGAATAATTTTTACAACTGTTTCTAAGTTCCTCCTAAACAACACTTCCTGCTGATCTGACACGTAGTCATAGAAAATCCTAATTTCACTGTCGCTTGACGCATTCAAGCCGGTCGGCGTGATGCCCAGGAGTATCGACAAGGGCGTTTTGGCCACAGCCGCCATGTGCTCCTGCGCCTGCGCCTGGAGTTTATCTAACCCAGACAGAGGGGTGTTGATCTGACTAAG